CTGCCTCCATCACGCGTGGTCCGGTTACGCTCAGCCCGACCCTGCTTACCAACTCTAATACCTTTTACTCCTCCACAATCGTAACTAGCGGGGAGCTATCGCCCCCACTGGTGGTCAACACCAATAGCTTCTACGCTGCCTCCGTAACGGTTGGTACGACCACGCTCAGCCCGTCGCTCTACACCAATAGCAACAGCTTCTACGCCGCCTCGATCACGGTAGGCACGACCACGCTCAACCCGAGCCTGTTCACAAATACCAACACCATATACTCGCCATCGCTCACGATTGGCACGAGCACGCTTGTCCAGAATGCGCGCCTCGATAACGTAAATAGCTTCTACTCGGCTGAACTCAGCAGTGCGGTTCAGCTGTCGCCCCCGCTCACAACCAATACGAATAGCTTCTACAGCGCGGTCCTTACCGTTACGCAGGTAGTCGAGCCCAGCCTCTACACCAATACCAACAGCTTCTACACTGCCTCGATAACGGTCGGTGCGGTTACGCTGACGCAGAACACGCGGCTCAACAATACGAACATTTTCTACGGGTCTGCGCTAACCCCGACAAATGAGCTGTCGCCTCCGCTGGTAACCAACACCAACGCTTTCTACGCGCTGGTCATATCGGCAACCAGTGAGCTGGTCCCGACCCGCTACAACAATACCAACACCTTCTATACCCAGACGCTGACGGCGACTTACACGCTCAGCCCGGCGCTATTTACCAATACCAACACGATCTACATTCCGGTCGTCGCCAAGGAGCAGGTGCTCACCCAGACGGCGCGGCTGGATAATATCAATATAATCTACGACCCTGAGGTCGCCTCACAGCTGTTGCCGCCACTGGTGCTTGGCGGGGATATATTCTTTCAGACCCTGCTGCGTCAGGGGCAGCCCATACCTAACTGGACCCCCGACGCGGGGGCTAGTGCTAATGCTTTCGACGACATGGCTCCGCCACCCGCACCTAACTGGACATCGCAGTCTCAGGCGGGGGGCAACAACTTCACACCTTCTGGAAATACAGTGACACCCACCTACGACTTCACACTTACGTGAATACGTGGTAGCGTAGGGGCAAGAGGAATACGTAATGGCAAACACTTCCGGTACTACGACCTTCAACCTGAACCTCAACGAGATCGTCGAGGAGGCTTTCGAGCGCTGTGGCGCTGAGCTTCGCACCGGTTATGATCTGCGCACCGCGCGGCGCAGCCTCAATCTGTTGACTATGGAATGGGCTAACCGGGGTATCAACCTATGGACTATTCAGGAGGGCACAATCCCTCTCGTCGCAGGGCAAGCAGAGTACGGCATGCCGGTAGACACAATCGACATCCTCGATCATGTAGTGCGGACACAGACCGGTCAGGGTCAGACCGACATCAACATCTCACGCATCAGCGTGGACACCTACGCCACAATCCCGAACAAAAATGCGGAGGGTCGTCCGATCCAGCTGTGGTTCCAGCGCCTATCGGGACAGGATGTAGGGAACGATATTGTCCAGTATCCGACGATCACGGTATGGCCGGTGCCTGAGCAGAGCAACTATTACACGCTGGTTGTGTGGAGGCTTCGCCGCATCCAAGATGCCGGGACTGGCGTGAATATACAGGACATCCCGTTCCGCTTCCTCCCCTGCTTGGTAGCAGGGCTCGCCTACCACTTGTCAATGAAGCTGCCCAACGCCCTCGACCGCTCGGCTGTGCTCAAGGCGCAATATGAAGAGCTGTGGCAGCAGGCTGCCGACGAGGACCGCGAGAAAGCTCCATTGCGCATCGCCCCGCGCCAGATGTTTTTCTAAGGGGGTGAGCCGTGCCTAACCGCTTCGCTTCTGGTAAATGGGCAATCAGCCAGTGCGACCGCTGCGGCTTTCGGTATAAGCTCAAGCAGCTTAAATCGCTCGTCATCAAGACCAAGAATGTCAACATTCTTGTGTGCCCCACTTGCTGGGAACCCGATCAGCCGCAGCTCCAGCTGGGTATGTACCCCGTTGATGATCCGCAGGCTCTGCGTAACCCACGTCCGGATACCACATACCTACAATCCGGGTTGAACGTGAACAATAACCCGAGCGAGGGTAGCCGCATAATTCAGTGGGGATGGAACCCTGTTGGGCTAACTAATCCTTTGGGTTTATTCGGGCTACCAAATACGCTATTAGGCAGAGGTCAAGTAGGTAGTGTAACAGTGCAGACGGAGAATTGACGATGGACAAGAAGGATATGAAGCAGGACAAGGCCACTGCTGCCAAGGCCGTGCACAAGCATGAGAAGAAGATGCACCCCGGCAAGCCGTTGACGAAAATGGCTAAGGGCGGCAAGACCAACGCGCAGATGGGGGCCATGGGCCGTAACCTCGCCAAGGTTGCCAACCAGAAAAAGCCGATGCGCAGCGTTGCCAAGAAAGGCATCTGATATGCACACCTACCGCAAACCGAAGCCCGTCCCCGTACAGGACAATAACGGCTATCCGAACAATATCGCCAATACCCAGACGCAGAAGACCCGGGGCACCGGTGCTGCTACCAAAGGTACCGGGCACAGCTCGAAGATGGGATAATCCTTGAACTACGCAGAGCTCTTTGAGACGGTTAAGGGGTACGTAGAAAACGACTTCCCCAACACTAGCTGGACCGACTCTGCCGGTACCGGTACGGTGACGTTGACGTCTACCGAGCAGCTGAACACGTTCATACAGGAAGCCGAGCAGCGTATTTTTAACGCTGTGGAGCTGCTCGTAGCTCGTGACACTACTACCGGAACGTTGACCAGCAATAACCGGTTTCTGGCAATCCCTGCCGACTGGTTGGCCACTTTCTCTCTGGCTGTGGTGGTCGACGGTAACTACGAGTATCTGCTGAACAAGGATGTGGAGTTTATCCGCGAAGCGTTCCCCAGCGCTACCTACACCGCTGCGCCGGAATATTACGCAATGGTAGATAACGCGCAGTTCCTTCTCGGCCCGACGCCAAACTCGGCTTATAGCTACGAGCTGCAATACTACCGCTACCCAGAGTCCATCGTGACTGCAGGAACCTCGTGGCTTGGGGACAACTTCGACAGTGCGCTGCTTTACGGTACGCTGTTAGAGGCATATACCTTCATGAAGGGTGAGCCCGACGTAATTGCTGAATACCAGAAGCGCTACGATGCCGCGATGGCTTCGCTCAAGCGGTTGGGTGAAGGCAAGAACCGTCAGGATACCTACCGCACACCGCAAGCCCGCTATCCGGTCTCGTAAGGAGGATATATGTTCGATCCTATTGCCGGAAATGTTGGTACGGTCTTGGTGCACACCACGCAGCATCGTGGTGCCACGCCTGAGGAGCTTGCGGAACGCGCACTCGATAAGATCATCTATGTCGGCGCAGACGCCCATCCTCATATCCGTGAGCAGGCAGAAGCCTTCAAGGACTCCATCCGGCACGTTCTTATATTCTACATGCACGAAGCAGTGCGGGGGCATAAGACCACGTTGGCTAACAAACTACGGGACGCGGGTATGGTCGATATCATCCCGATCCTAGACGCATAAGGAACAGAAAAGTGCCGATCACACAGGCTCTATGCACCTCGTTCAAAGCAGAAATTCTGCTGGCCGTTCACGACTTCCGGGTATCTGGTGGCGACACTTTCAAGCTGGCGCTCTACAATTCGTCGGCAAGCATCGACGCCAACACCACTGCTTACACAGCTTCGAACGAAGCTACGGGCACCAATTACACCGCAGGTGGCGCAGCGCTCACCCGGCTGGGTGTGGTCACATCGAACAATAACAGCTCGGTTGGTACGGGGTTCACCGACTTTGCGGACCTGACCTTTAGCAATGTGTCGGTCACGGCGCGCGGCGCGCTTATCTATAACTCCACGCCTTCGGCAAACTCCAACGCCAACACCACCCTCGTGAACGCAGCTGTCTGCGTGCTGGACTTCGGAGCGGACAAGAGCGTCACAAACGGGGACTTCACCATTGTGTTCCCGACCGCCACTAACACCACTGCAATCATAAGGATCGCGTGATGAGCATCACCTTAGGTTCTCGGTCTCTTTCTCGGCTTGAGGGTGTACACCCCGATCTGGTGCGCGTCGTCAAGCGCGCCGCTGCCATGTCTGATCTCGACTTCACCGTGCTGGAGGGCCTACGCACCGAAGCGCGTCAGCGCGAGCTATTTAAGCAGGGTGCGACCAAGACGATGAACTCACGCCACCTGACTGGGCACGCTGTCGATCTGGCACCTATGATGAACGGGCAGATATCGTGGGATTGGCCACTCTACCACCGGCTGGCTAAGACTGTGAAGTCCGCTGCCGAGCTTGAGAAAGTTCCGCTCCAGTGGGGCGGTGACTGGCGTACCTTCAAAGATGGTCCGCATTGGGAGCTTCCGTGGAAGCAGTATCCGAAAGGAAAATGACATGAACAAAGAAGAACTCTACGGCGTAGCACGCACGGTCCTGTCAGCCCTCGGGGGCTTTCTGGCCGGTAAAGGGTATATCGACTCTGAGACCGCAGTTGCACTCGCAGGTGCAGGTGCAACGGTCGTTGCCGCTTTCTGGTCGGTAAAATCCAAGCGCGCGGCCAAGGCCGACTGATACAACGGTACGGGTAGACACCGACGTAAGGAAAAGACATGCCGAGTACATATAGCAATATCAAAATCCAGCTGATGGCCACTGGTGAGAATAACACCACATGGGGCAACGTCACGAACATCAACCTTGGTACGGCTATCGAGGAGGCTATTGTTGGCTCGGCAGATGTCACCTTCGCCAGTGCCAATGTCACCCTTACGCTTACGGATACCAACGCTTCGCAGACTGCGCGTCACATGCGCTTGCGCTGCACCGGGGTCACCGGTGGGTCTACCCGTAACCTTGTCGTACCGGCTATTGAGAAGCCCTACATCGTACAGAATGATTGCTCTGATAGTATCCTCGTCAAGACTGCTGCGGGCAACGGTATCACAGTCCCGGCTGGCAAGACCATGTGGGTCTACAGCGATGGTACGAATGTAGTTAACACGACCACTCACCTGTCGTCGCTTACCTTGGGTACTGACCTTGCCGTCGCTGACGGCGGCACCGGTGCCTCGACCTTCACTGCCAATGGCGTCCTGCTCGGTAACGGCACTTCTGCTTTAAGCGCCACTGCCGTTGGCGCGACTGGTCAGGTTCTCGTAGGCAACACAGGCGCGGCTCCATCATGGGCCGCACTCAGCGGTATCGGCGTCACCTCGCTCAGCTTCGGCTCTACCGGCCTCACGCCCGCCACGGCTACCACTGGCGCTATCACTGTTGCCGGTACACTTGGTGTTGCTAACGGTGGTACGGGTGCCACGACTTTGTCGTCTGGCTATTTGGTTAAGGGTAACGGCACTTCTGCGGTTTCGGCCTCGGTTGTGTATGATAACGGCACGAACGTCGGGATCGGCACTGCCTCGCCAGCAAGTAAGCTGAATGTTGTCGGTACGACTACCATAACCGATGGTTTGCTTGATCTTTCTACTGGGTACTCAATCCGTTGGGGCGGCGCTGCGAGTGGTATCTACTCTGGCTCTGGCGTTGAGGACATGGTTTTCACTGTGGGTTCTTCGGAGCGCATGCGGGTCAACGGGTCTAGCGGTAACGTCGGGATCGGGACGGCTACACCAGCGGATAGGTTAACGGTCATCGGGGGCGCTATGCGTGTGGAAAACACGTTCGGCTACGGCGCGACGATGCTTAACACGTCGGGCATGGGTATGTACATGACATATGCCGACCAAGGGAACTCTTCCGCTGTCGGCACTAACAACGGCAGTCTAATTTTCTACAACGCCACCAATACGACCGAGCGCATGCGCATTAACGGCGTGGGTAATGTTGGCATCGGCACGACTTCGCCAGCAGTAAGGTTAGATGTTCGTGGTATCGCGCAGTTTTTTAGCGGTGCCTCTGGTTCCTTTAACTTTATCGACGTTGGCCGCACCACCTCAGAAGCGCGTATGGCAGTTGCCGCAGCAACGAATGATTTCGTATCTGGTACCGCAGCGGGTGACGCGGTGTTCTATAACCCCACTGCAGCAAATGCTTGGTTTGGAGTTGCTGGCGCTGGCGCGGCGGTCTTTGTCACCAACAGCGCAGAGCGCATGCGTATTCTTAGCGGCGGCGATGTCGGTATCGGCACAAGCTCACCCACTGCACGGCTGCACGTAAACTCAGGGGCGTCGACTACTGCCGCGATAATCGAAAGCACGGGGACTAGCTCTTTTGTAGGGTTGCGAAATTCTGGGGGCACTGCGTTTGTAGGCTCGGATAGCACTGGCGCACTGCTCATCCAGACCCCCGGCTCGGGTTTCACAACGAAAGTATATGTAAGTTCGACGGGCAGCGTTGGGGTTAACACGAGTTCACCCGCTTCTCTTTTCCAAGTATTTGCCGGTCAGGCAACGATCACAAGTCCGACAGCAAGTGCAACCAGCTTTGCTTTGCGGGAAGACGGGCTGTATTTTACCCGTAATGACCTTCCGGGGATATGGCGAAACAAGATATCGAATAGCTGGAGTGGTACCCCATCTAATACCACGATGAACTTCGAGCTGGCAACCGGGGCGTCAACGAACAATACGGTTATGTCTCTGTTTGCGGATGGCAACGTCGGGATTGGTACGGCTACACCTACTGTAAAACTCGACGTTAATGGCAGTATTGGCGTCCAAGCTGTCGGAAGCGCCGTATTATTCGATACGACAGGCGCGGCGCAGGCTAATTATATCAGCACAGTAGATAACTTTAGCCTACGTATGATTTGCGGTCGTGGGGTTACAGCGAGCTTTACCGCTGGCCCCGGTGCCGCAACAATTGAAACTAACACCGTTGAACGTATGCGTGTCACCGCTGCGGGGGATGTCGGGATCGGCACGACTATACCTGCTTCTACTCTTGCTGTTAATACTGCCAGTGGTGTGGCTCCGGCCAATACGTCTGGGGCTAATGCTCTCCGTCTGACGTCCACCGCCACAGCAGCGGTAGGTGTCGGCCCATCTATTCTTTTCGAAGGCCAGACCGGAAATACCACTGCTAACTACGGCTTTGCGGGTATCCAAGGCTTCAAGGAAGTGGCCACGCTCAATAACTATGGCGGCGTTCTGGCGTTCTATACGCAAGGCGGCGGGGGTGCCAGCGCCCTGACTGAGCACATGCGCATCAACAACTTAGGCCAAGTCGGGATCGGTACGACTGCGCCTATAGGCAGGCTCCAAGTTTCTGGAGCGGCAGGCGCACTGCTTGTCGATTTTAGCGGCTCAAACTACTACGATGCGGCTGTACATTATTTCCGCAACTACGCCGCAACAGCCACTTCTTACATATCCGTCACCCCGACTGAGACGCTGTTCACGACCAACACTACGCTCCCCCTCACCTTCGGTACCAACAACACCGAACGCATGCGGATTGCCGCTGGCGGCAACGTCGGGATTGGTACTACTTCACCAATTACGCAACTGGATGTTCGCTCATCTACAGATACACCTGTTGTTTTCCAAAGTACGGCAGCCAATAGCTACATTCGCTTTATAAACTCGGTTGACGGTAACGGGTATATCGGTCTCTCAAGTGCAGCCCTCACTTTTTGGACCAGTTCAGAGCGCATGCGTATCGACGGCTCGGGTAACGTTGGGATCGGTACGACTTCACCCGGTGCGAAGTTAAGCGTTCTGGGGGGCGCGCTCAGTTCGGTCACTGACCTTGCGTTGAATATTTCTTCGCCGCTTACCACTGGGCGTATGGGTACATACGACACCAACACTGTTAGTGCGATACATACGGTTTTTGACAGCACGTCGGTCGAACTAAGCGCGGGGTCTACTTCCGGTTGGGTTTCCGGCATATCCGTTACTGGCAACAACGCGGTAAACTATAAAGGCACCATCCGGTTTGCTACTGCATCCGCTGAACGCATGCGCATCGACAGCGTAGGTAATGTCGGCATCGGTACGTCTACGCCAAGCACAAAGCTGGATGTCAACGGGACGTCGAACTTTAGCGACAACATGACCCTGTCCCGCACTAACACTGCGGGCTCTTTAACCGGAATATCCATCACTAACGCGGGCACCACCTCCGCTTATGCTGGCTTCACTGTTACCAGTGGCTCGGTTATATCCCAGTTCTTCAACGACGCAAATGGCAGCGCAATCGTCGCGGGGGCGATGCTCCGCACCGTATCTGCACACCCGTTAGTTTTCGGCACAGACACCACCGAGAAAATGCGCATTACGAGCGCAGGTGACGTGGGGATCGGCACTACTACGCCCGGTGCGCGACTTAGTGTTAATGGTGGTAATTTTTATATAACTAATTCCGGTAGCTACACCGAACCTGCTGTTGTTGCGGGCGTTATCGCCTTTGATAGCACCAACGGCGATTTGAATATTTCCGCTCGCTCTAATGGTGGCAACACATTTACCCGCTTCTTTACCAGCTCTGGTGGCGCTGGCTCCGAACGCGCCCGTATCGACAGCAGCGGGAATTTGTTGGTTGGGGCTACAAGCATACCAACCACAACGGGTTGGACCGCCCAGATGTATAATGGCGGCAGCTATACCCGAACAGCCCACAACACGAATGCGGTTAGCGGCGATGCTTTTTCGCAGTTCTACTACAACAGCGCTTCCATAGGCTCCATCGACCAGAATGGCACCACTGGGGTTCTATATACCACCGCTTCGGATGGTCGCCTGAAACACGACATCATCGACGCACCAGAAGTCTCAAGCCTCATCGACGCAATCCAAGTCCGCAGCTTCAAGTGGAACGCGGATAACAGCGAACAGCGCTACGGCATGATCGCGCAGGAGCTGCAGGAAGTTGTGCCCGAGGCAGTTAACCAACCTGCTGACCCCGATGAAATGATGGGCGTCGATTACTCCAAGCTGGTTCCGCTCCTCCTCAAGGAAATCCAAAGTCTACGTGCCCGTGTGGCGCAACTCGAAGAAAGGAAGTAAAATGGCAGTTAATTACACATGGTCCATTGTCCAGCTTGATTGTTATCCTGAGCAGGATGGCCACACCGACGTAGTCTTCGTGTGCCACTGGACCCTTTCCGGTGAGGAAGCTGGCTTCTCCGGCGGCGTTTATGGCTCGGTCGGCGTGACCCTCGACGAGGGCGCTACCTTCACTCCCTATGCGGACCTTACCGAAGCGCAGGTTGTTGGCTGGGTGCAGTCGGCACTTGGCGAAGACCAAGTTACCGCGTATGAAGCAAATGTGGCCCAGCAGATCAACGACCAAGTCGCACCGCCGGTAGTCACACCCCCGTTACCTTGGAGTTAATTATGGAAATCGAACTTAAACTGAATGTCGACGAGATCAACGCTGTACTGCAGACGCTGGGCGCTTTGCCCACTTCGAGCGGTGCATGGCCCCTGCTGGTGAAAATTAAGCAGCAGGCCGAAGCGCAAATTCCTGCCGACGCTCAGGAAGAAGCAGGCGTTCAAGACTAAGCCTGTGGGTGGCCCGTGAGGTATTCTGATGGCATTTCTAAAGCTCCAGTTCAAACCCGGACTTAACCGTGACCAGACTAACTATTCTGGTGAGGGTAACTGGTATGAGTGCGACAAGATCAGGTTCCGCTCGGGCTACCCCCAAAAACTAGGGGGCTGGCAAAAGTCTAGCTCTGAGCCCATCATCGGCGTGTGCCGTCAGATGGGTAACTGGATCACCAGCTACAGCGACAACCTGCTGTCTGTTGGCACCAATAAAAAACTATATATCGAAGCAGGTGGTAACTTCTTCGACGTCACGCCTTTGCGCACGGTCAGCCCCACGCTCACCACCACGACCACCGACAACTGCGTAAGCACAACCAACACACTGGCAAAAATCACCATCACTCTGCCTGTCTCGCACAACGCGATATCGGGTAGCTACATATTTGTCAGCGGCGTAACTGGGCCCACTATTGGGGGCATCCCCATTGCAGAGATCAACGGTGAGCATGAGATCACGGTTGTTGATCCGAACACCTTTACTTTCACCACAACCACAGCTGCCACTAGCACCGTATCAGGTGCAGGTGGGACGGCGATTAGCATTAGCTTCGAGATCGCACCCGGTAATGCCATTACAGTTTCAGGCTATGGCTGGGGTGCAGGCACATGGGGCCGCGACTATTGGGGTCTGGGTACAACCGGTAGCCCCGTCGTGTTCATGCAGCAGGACTGGTGGTTCGACAACTTTGACAATGATCTGGTTGCCAATATCCGCAACGGTGAGGGTTACTGGTGGGTGCGCGGGACTGATCCTGACCCCACTAACGCGCTTTTGACGCGAGCCATACGCCTAGTAGATTACGCCACTTCGCAGGGCTATTCCGGCAGTGCTGTGCCTATCAAGATCATGCAGCTGCTCACGTCGCAGCAGGATAAGCACCTCCTTGCCTTTGGCGCTGTGCCATTCGGGTCTACCGACCCTGCAGACTTTGACCCGCTCCTGATCCGCTGGGCTGACCAAGATACGCCGGGCGACTGGACGCCGACACAGACTAATACTGCTGGTGACCTCCGCGTGTCTCGCGGCTCGCGCATCGTGCGGGCACTGCCTACCCGTCAGGAAACCTTGGTCTGGACTGACACTAATCTCTACACTCTCCAGTTCCTCGGCACGACGGACGTGTTCGGTCTGCAGGAATATGCGGACAACATCTCGGTTATGTCACCGCGCAGCATGTCATCGGCTTCCAACATCGTCTACTGGATGGGGCAGGATAAATTCTATGCCTATACAGGCCGCGTCGAGACGCTGCCCTGCTCCCTGCGCAACCATGTGTTCACCAACTTCAACTACAACCAAGCCGAGCAGGTTGTGTGCGGGACCAACGAGGAGTGGAACGAGCTATGGTGGTTCTACCCCACCCAAGAGTCCAACTTCAACAATGCCTATGTCGTCTATAACCACCTTGAGCGCATCTGGTATTACGGCACCATAGAGCGCACTGCGTGGCTCGACACCCCACTGCGTGAGGTTCCCACCGGGGCTAATACGCAGCTAGACCAGACGACTGACCCTGTCTCGACCCTTCCGGGTTATGTCTACGACCATGAGGTCGGGGTAGACGACGATGGGGCACCAATGCTGTCCTATATCCAGTCGAACGACTTTGACCTTGAGGATGGCGACAAGTTCATGCTCATCAGGCGTATGATACCTGACGTGGACTTTGCAGGATCGGAGGCGGCTACGCCGGAGGTCAAACTGCAGATGCGCCCCCGCAACTTCCCGGGTTCTAGCTTCTCGGCTGACCCTGCGGATACCCAGCGCGTTGTGGAGACTACAGTAGCCTCTTATACCAATCAGGTCTTCATGCGTGCACGCGCACGCCAGATGGCGCTAAAAATCCAGTCGGAAAATCTCGGTGTAAACTGGCAGCTTGGTGCCCCGCGCCTCGATGTGAGGCCCGATGGCTCTCGATAAGTTCAACGCTGCACCCCTGCCCAACCCGCCTTCACAGTGGGACCCGCAATATATGCGGCAGGTTATCCGCGTCATAGAAACTTACTTCTCGCAGCTGGACTCGCTCACGCCCAACAGCTCGCAACAATATACGGCTGACCGGTTCATCGGGGGCACCTTCTCTGGTACGTCCATCAACGCCACGTCGGTCAGTGCAGATACACTAAGTGCGAACCAAGCGGTGATTGGCTATCAAGCCTCGAACGGCATATTGACCAACGCCCTCATCTCCTATGGGCATCGCAACGGCAGTCAGATTTCTGAAAGCCTCATGGTGAATGAGGTCTATGCTAATAATTTCTATGGCGACGGACGCTTCATCAGCACGCCCTACAACCAGCTTACCAGCGACATCGACCAGACTGCTGCGGCTATAGATCAAGCCTATGCAGTTACACTGAACGGCTCGGAGTTTCCGAACGGCATATCCATAACTAGCAGTTCGCGGATTACCTTTGCCAAGACGGGCATCTATAACATCGCCTACAGCATTCAGTTCAAGAATACGACCAACGATCAACAAAACATCGACATCTGGCTGCGGTATAACGGGACTGATATCGCTAACTCCAACAGCCGGTTTACCATTCCTGCGCGTAAATCTGCAGGTGACCCGTCACACCTTATCGCTGTAACACCCACCGTGGTCGATATTTTTGCGGACAATGGCTATATTGAGATTATGTGGCGCGTCGAGAACACAGGCGTGTCGATTGAGCACTTCCCAGCCATTACTGCCGTCCCCGGTGTAACCCCCGCTATTCCGGCTACGCCGTCAGTAATTATCGGGGTTACATTTTTATCTGCGCAATTCCCGCCGACCAAGCGAGTTGCGCCACTTCCGGTATTTGGTTTTGGGCAAATTGGTAGTATAGAAGTCGTAACAAGGTAGGGGTAAGATGAACGGTAATCCATCACTACAACCCAGTACGGGCGCTCAGATAGGTGGGCCGCAGTCTCAGCTCGGTACCCCTGTGCCCGGTACAACGGGTGGTCTGCCCGCGCAGCGTGGCCTGTCGGTGACTTCTAACCCCATGGCGGAACACCTCCGCAGTATGGGTCGTGGCGAGGATAAGATGCTCGTCCACATGACCCCGGGCGAAGTCGGCGGTCTCCAGCAGCTTGCTATGGCACATGGTGGCTCACTCACCATCAACCCCCAGACGGGCCTGCCCGAAGCTGGGTTCCTCAAGAAGTTGCTACCTACCATCCTCGGTATTGCTGGCGCAGCGTTTGGCATCCCCACTTGGGCTATCGGGCTCGGTGTAGGCGCAGGCCAGACGGCGTTAACTGGTGACTTAGGTAAGGGTCTCTCTGCTGGCCTACAGGCATTCGGCGGCGCAGGCATCGGCCAAGCTGCTGGTCTCGGTGGTAAACTGGGCAGCGTCGGCAAAAACCTCGGTCTGACA